GGGAAAAAACATGATAATCGCCAAGGCCGTCGAAATTTCAAGCCCGGCGATGACATTCGGATCAATGACGTGTCCGCATTATGATCTAGTCCCAAAGGACATGGGCGCCAATCTCGCGTTCCGCTCCGAGATGCTCCAGATGGCCGGCTCTGATCCGCTTGCCGCGGCTCAACTTTGGACGATGTGCAAAGAGGACATGCTGTTCTATGTCAACACGTTCTGCTGGACCCATGACCCAAGGCCCGAAGCCACTGACCCGATCATGCCGTTTATCACTTACCAGGAATTTCAAGACGAGGCGATGCTTAATATTGCCGACTGCGTTCAGGCCGGCGACGACTTCGCGATGCCGAAGTCTCGCGACATGGGCGCATCGTGGATGGGTCTGACCGTTTTTGAATGGTTCTGGCATTTCCGATCGAATCTGAGCTTCTTGCTGGTCAGTCGCAATGAGGACTACGTCGACAAGAAAGGCAATCCCAAATCCCTGTTCTACAAGATCGACTTCCTCCACAAGCACCAGCCGCGATGGCTGCTCCCCACTAACCGGTGGCTCGGTCACAAGGATCCGAATCGTCAACTGCTGCACTTAGGCAACGCCGACAATGACAGCGTGATCGATGGCGAGAGCACGACCAGTGACGCCGGCAGGGGGGACCGGCGTACTGCCATGTTTATCGATGAACATGCCGCGTTCAAGCTCAATGAAGGCTTTCTGGTGCTCAAGGCTACTCGCGACACCACAAGTTGCCGCGGCTTTAACTCGACTCCCCAGGGCAGCAACAATGGCTTCTATGAAGTCGTGCATAATACCGCGGCTCGAATAATCCGCCTTCACTGGTCGATCCACCCCGAGAAGAATCGGGGGCTGTATAACACCAGCAGGGTCAAGAAGCCGGAACTGCTGGACGATTGGAGCGGTATTGTCAAGGTCCGCGAGAAGGGCGAGCGTCAGGCCCGAGAGGTCATGTATCCGGACGACTATCCGTTTATACTCGACGGCAAGCTCCGGTCGCCGTGGTACGACGTGCAATGCACCAGATGCGCCAGCATGATGGAGATTTCGCAGGAACTCGATATCGACTTCCTCGGTTCGAGTTATCAGTTTTTCGACGCGGAATTCATTGACTTGCTTCGGAAGAAGTATTGCAGGCCATCCATCCTGCGAGGCGAACTTGAGTACGATTCCGAAACCCTGATGCCGAAGCGATTCAACGATCACAGTCGTGGAATTCTTGAGTTGTGGATTCCGTTGGGCGCTGAGGGCCGACCGGCCAAAGACCGAAAGTTTGTGATAGGGTCGGACATCTCCGCCGGCACTGGCGCCAGCAACTCCGTGTCGTCGATCGTGGATCGCGACACGCGAGAGAAGATCGGCGTACTGCGAACTCCGTTCCTGCGGCCTAATCCGTTTGCGAAGATGACAATCGCCCTGGCGAGGTTCTTCAATAACGCCCTGATGATTTGGGACGCCTCCGGGCCGACCGGCAAAGTCTTCACGCAGCAGGCAATCGGATCTCGTTACGGCAATCTCTATTACCGCAAAAATGAAAAGAAGGTCACGCAGATTATCAGCGACGAACCCGGATACTATCTGAATCCCAAGGCGAAGCTGGCGCTGCTCGAAGATTATCGCGAAGACCTGGCCAACCATAACTTCACCAATAGATCTGATTCGGGAATGGCGGAATGTCTTCAGTTCATTCGCACACCTGGTGGCGAGTCAGTGGAGCATAGCGCCGCAGCTAATGCGCAAGACCCGTCCGGCGCACGCACGGCCCATGGTGACGAAGTTGTCGCCGACGCCCTTGCGGCACTGGGCTGTCGCGATCACAGTAAACAAGACGAGGCCGAGGAGCCCGAGGTGCCCCCCGGCTCTCTGGCCTACCGGCATCAACAGAAGGAACGTGCAATGGCCGCACTCAATAGCGACACGCTCGGGGAGGGCTGGCGATGAAGTTTGATTTCGTAAGACTCTATAATTCCGTCGAATCATCTATCCAGCAGATAGGCAAGCCGAGGAAGGAGCGCAACGATGCCCTCCGGCAATATGTCGGTATGCACTACGCCGACGACGGCGCTCCGAAAGTGGTGCCTACGAATTTCCTCGAACTCGCGGTCACGATCTACGCTCGCCGACTCGCCGCACGCGCTCCGCGGGTAATAGTCAACACTGGCATTCAGTCCCTCCTTCCCGCCGCCAGGGATATGGAGATAGCACTCAATCAAATTCCTGACGAGATATTTCTGGGTCGCACGCTGCGGCGAGCCGTCATCGAGGCCATCTTCGGCATAGGAATCATCAAGACCGGCATCTGCACCACGGGTCATACGGTATTGGGCCACAAGTACGGTGAGTCGTTCGCGGATGTTGTCACTCTTGACAATTACTTCCTTGATATGGCAGCCAAGAAAATGGAAGCCATTAAGTATGAGGGGAATGATTACTGGCTTCCGCTGGACGCTGTTCGCGACATGGCTGGCAGCAGCAAGATCGAAGCTGATTCTCACATGGATACCGGTGACGACGGGCAAGATCGCGCCGAGAGCATAGGCACCAGCGAGGCTGTAGAGGACTATATTCCTCAAGTGCTAACGCGGGACGTATGGCTCCCCGATACCGGCCAGATTGTGACGTATGGAGTCAAGAGTAAGAAGCAATTCAGCGATCCGATAGACTGGGACGGCCCCGGCGACGGACCCTATCACAAGCTCACGTACTCGGACGTGCCGGGAAACCTGTTACCGCTCGCCCCGGTCGCCCTGCTGATAGACCTGCACGAACTGGCAAATAACCTGTTCCGCAAGCTCGGCAACCAGGCCGACGCCAAGAAGACTGTCGCGGCATTTCAGGGTGGCAACGAGGCATCTGTCATGGCATTACAGAAGGCCGCTGACGGTGGCGGCATAGTCTATAGCGGGGCGAAGCCGGAGGATATCACGGTCGGCGGGATAGACCAGGCGACTCTGGCATTTTTCCTTCAGATCAAGGGCATATTCAGCTATCTGGCCGGCAATCTCGACTCACTCGGCGGGCTGGCCCCACAGACCGACACTGTCGGTCAGGACGAGATGCTGTCTGCTGCCGCCAATGGCCGCATCGATTACATGGAGGATCAGACCGTCGATTTCGCCAAGGCGATCTTCAAGGACTTGGCGTGGTTTGAATGGACCGACCCGGTTCGCCAGAGAGCGATCGAAAAGCCTATCGAGGGTACGGACATTGTCCTTCATCGCGTTTGGTCGCAAGAGACCAGGAGCGGGGATTTCCTTGATTACAATCTTGACATCGACGCCTATTCGATGAAAAACGATACTCCGTCGATTCGCCTCCAGAAAATTGGGCAGATATTTGAGCAATATATAGTGCCTCTTTTGCCGATGATAGAGAAGCAGGGCGGTCAGATTGACGTTAATGAACTGCTGACATTGATCGGGCGGCTATCGAACCTGCCGGAACTGGCAACGCTGATTAAGTTCCAAGAGCAGGATCAGAGCCAGCAGCAGCCCTTGGGCAACCCGCAACCTGCTTTCGCGCCGGCGAATACGACTCGGACTTACAAGCGAGTTAATGTCCCCGGAGCGAGCCAGGCAGGCAAGGACGATGTGATGAGCCGACTACTGATGGGTGGTAATGTCCAGAAGGATGAAGCTAACAGCCTCGGAAGGAGCGTTAGTTAATGCCAATCTACTGCTTCAAGACAGACGACGGCGAAGTTGTGGAACGCGAGTTCTTAACGGGCCGTGCGCCGCGGCAGATCACCTGTGATGATGGCAGGACCGCGACGCGAAGTGTTGCCGAGGAGCTTCGGCAGATGTACGTTCCGTCCCGCAAGGGCTGGCCCCTGACATGCGTAGCGTCCGGAGTTCACGCGGCACAGGCAGGCGAACTCAGGGACCACTTGGCCAGGAAGGGCGTACCGACAGAAGTTACGCCCGATGGCGATCCGGTATATCGTAACGCCGGCCACCGGCGCCGGGCCTTGAGGGCCCGGGGCATAATTGACAAAGCGAGTTTTTGCTAATCACCACCAACCTCAGGAGACAGACCCATGGCAGAAAAAGACGAAACCAAGGAAACGCTCGAAGAAATTGACGCGGCGATAGAAGTTGAAGCGACTGAAGCTGAAGCTGCTCGTAAGGCGGCGAAAGAAGCCGACGCCGTTGAAGATGAGGACGATGACTCAAAAAAAGATGGCGTCTCCGACGATGGAGACACCGACAATGGCGACTCCACCAAGGACGAAGACGGCAAGGACATCGACACGGACACGGATGACGATGCCAAGGATGCAATCACTGACGACCATCTGGAGCGGGCCGTGAAGGCCGGGTTCACGATGGCGGAAGCAAGAAAATTCAAGAGTGCCGAACTGCTGGAGAGCATGGTTTCCCGGCTGGAAGATAAGGCACAGAAAGATAAGGCGGATGATGTAAAAGACGACAGCGATGGCAAAGACCCGCTGGCGGACATCCCCGACCTGGACCCGGAAGAATTTGACGAGAAGCTCGTCGTAGCATTCGGGGCCTTGAAGGGCATCATTCGGGCGCAGCATGACGAGATTAAAGGGCTGCGTCAAACTGGCCGATCGGCCGCTGATAGTTGGTTCGACGACCAGGCAAAGGGATTGGACGCACCGGTCGCAAAGGCCGTCAAGGACAGTCCTGAAAAATGGAAGGCGATTCGCGGCAAGTTCGACGTGCTGACCGCAGGCTATAAAGCCGCGGGCCAGGACGTGAGCCGAGGAGACATCTTCACGGAAGCTGTGGGCATCGCAATGGGTGATGTCATTGCACAGGCGGCGATCGGCAAAAAAACGGCTGATCTGGCTGCACGCGCCAAGAAGCACACCAATCGTCCCGCTGGGAACAAGGGTAATGCTGACAAGGGCGATGTGGCCGGGGAGATAGCTGCTGAAATCGATCGCAAATTCGACGATGGACAAAAATAACACGCCCCCGCTGGTAGCGGGGGCCAGAGGCAAAGAAAAATGGGTATTCCGTATTCAGATATTGATGATGCTGTCCTGCTGACGCAGAGCAAGCTCATCGCACGAGGCGCATTTACGGACTTGCAGACTGATCTTTCGGATCACGTCGCTGTTCGCGAAATGTGGAAGAACCGCCAGAAGGAGTTCGCGGGCGGCGTTGACTGGGAATTCGAGTGCATGATGGATCACAACCATTCCGCACGCGCGGTGGGGCTGTATGAGTCCGACGCTTCGAGTCTCACAGACAACATGAAAGATGGCAGGGTGACGGTGAGGCATGTGAACGCTCACTATATCTACGACCAGCGGGAGAAGGCATTCCAGCGAGGCGGGACCGCGATCGTCGATTACGTTAAGAAGAAGTACATCGGTATGATGATCTCCTTCTTTGAGACTCTGGAGGAGTATTTGTGGAACAAGCCCACTGACTCCAGCGACCTGAAAACGCCCTATGGTGTCGCACTCTGGGTCACCAAGAATGCGACCGAGGGCTTTAACGGCGGCAATCCGGTCGGTTTCACGGATGGGCGTGCGGGCATCGACACTGGCACCTACCCCCGTTTCGCCAACTGGACCGCGCAGTACGCGGATATCACCAAGACCGATTTGCTCCGCAAAATGCGGCGAGCGGCCCGCAAGTCGAAATTCCGCTCTCCGGTCAGTCATGCCGAGCCCGTCCTGGGCGGCATGAAGAATGGCATCTACACCAATGATACTGTTGTCGGAATCATGGAAGAGATACTCGAAGACCAGAACATGAACCTGGGC